TATTATTATCGCTATCAACCCCGACAGTAGCAATAACAAAATAGTCTGCACGAGCAGATAAACTACTCGCAGGGTCAATCCCGCAATAGACTTCAATTGGTTTAACATCTTCGCCTTCTCCTGTCTTTTTAACTAAACATGGTTGTCCCATTCTTCGTTCAAAATCATAATGATGTAACTGAATATACTCTGGTTTAAATGGAGCATCATCAGGAGATTGTGCAATATTCATATATTCCTGATAAAAACCATTTATATTACCAACACTCTGAAACTCTTCCTTTATCTGAAGAATACGCTCTATCGGAAACCTTTCAGGCCATATACTTTGTTCATCATCGTCCCAGATGCTATACCACAAAGTTGTCCACGCTGAAGACTCTTTTGCCCAACAAAGGAAACAGTCTTCACTAATAACCGTTCCAATCATAACTATCCTACCATCATCAGACAGAGAAGGTATAACAGCTTCTGTCATCCATTTCCTATTCTTAACTCTTCCCTCAGGAGTAAAAGCATTCAGCTCAGATTCAAAGTCATCTACTATTACTAGATTAGGCCGTGTATCTCCTTCAATAAATCCTCTCACTCTCTGTCCTGTACCAACTGCAACTATTCTAGTCCCATTAGCAAGTATAACATCAGAATTTGTCCATCTCTTTGCAGTCCTGTGAGAGAAATCACCAAACACTTCTCTGAATTTCTCAGAATGGTCAAGATGAAACTTTATCCTTGAAAGGAAATTTACACTCTGAGACTGTGATTCAGATATGATAACTATAAAAAGGTCCTCAGTATCCCTTTTAAAAGCTGCTCTATGTAAGGGTAGAAACAAAGAAACAGCTGTTGACTTAGCTGTTCCACGAGGTGCAGCAATTAAAACCCGAGATATACTCTTATTACCTATATGATTATAGATTTCACCATGAAAAGGTGGTGTAGTACGCTTTGCAGCAGTAGGAAAACAGTATCTACCAAATAGACCTATGTTGTTTTTTAACTTTTTTAACGCTTGGAGCTTTTCGTAACGCTCCTCAAAATCACTTACTATCGGTTTTTCCAACATCCTCGACTACCTGTGTAGCTGTAAGTTTCTTTTCTTCCTCACTTATCTCATCCAACATCTTTTTGGTGGATACAGCCTCAATAGAGGTGGTAGTTTTGGTCAGGGCTTTATCTTTCATACCATGCATATCCTGTAAATTCTCTACAGCACGCATAATATTAGATACATCCCGCTTATCCTTAGCTAGATTTATAGCATCACCAAACAATTCCATTGTCCAGTCAGCTGTATAACCATGTTCATTCAATAGCTTTTGCAGTTCTTCTCGTACCATATCCCTAAATACCTCAGTTTTCATTCTACGTTTCCAAGACATATGCATCTTATCCGTCAATGAACCAAAAGCAAGGTCAATGGCCAAGTCTTTGTTCATTGTCTGTGCATAACACATAGCAAGGTTCATCATTTTTTCCTGTTTCTTTGCCCCATACAGGTACGGGTTCCCCTTTAGAGTGTGGGGAGTTACACGACCTTTGATATTAAACTTTGTAGTGGAATACTTAGGATTCCACATAAAGTACCCCCAAGGAAGCCTAAGATATATAGTATGAGCACCTCTGTCGTTAGGATATCTTGTTCTTTTAAGAACTTTCGCACAGAACCCATCATCTGATAAAGCCCATTCACCAACCTTTGCATCCTTCCAGTGGGTGTACTTCTTCCCCTTCTCATCCATCTCTTTCTTTTCAAAAACCTTATACTCTGTTGGGTGGTCGTCACCACGATGTTTAATAGATACAGTAAAGATGAGTGCTATCTCCGAATTTCAAAATGAGGGAAATCATCAAACTTATTATCATTGACTTCCCATCTACCCTTCTCTTCCCACATATCCCAATTTCCACCCCAGCGAAGCTTAATTCCCATGCTCTTAGCAGTTCCTATAACAAAACCAGCAAACAAAGTAAACCTTTCACGGTCATTCCAATCAATAGGATAAGGAACAACATCAGCAGCACGAGAGGGAAGTTCATTATGACGACCAAGGGGATATTGAAGTTTCGTCTTACCTTCTTCATAAAGCTTGTTTTGGTCAGCCTTATTCCTATGACCCTCAAGTACAGAGCAATCCACCGTCTTGATAACTTCATTGAAGACCTCCTGTAACTTATAATGACAGGTTTCAAGCTGTCTCTTTGATTTCTTACCGAATCGTGGCATAGTCTATACTCTCCTTATAAGTCAAAGTCATCTCCTCGTACATCTCTTTCCTTTGCTTTACCATATTTATCGTAATAATCACTCTGAGGACTTCTCTTACGTTTAATTACTGTATTGGCAGGAGGCTTTTGTAAGTACTTCAAGTGTGATTCCTGACGAGAAGTACGAGTAGCTGTCTCCTTTTCTATCTGTCTTTTTTCCATACCACCTCTTTTAGTGGTAGCTCGATAGCCCTTTCTAGGTTTACGAGGTTTCTTCTTAACAGGCCTAGGGCTTTTAGGTGCTGCTGCCTTAGCTGCTGTGCTCTGAGCTTTTGCCTTAGCTAGGGTAGAAGTAGCTATCTTTCTTAATCCAGCAGAGTCTGTTCCAAGCCTCATTGCGGTCTTTTTCATATTAATAGCATTTAAGGCTCCAGTCAAAATCCTCCGTGCTAAACTAATAGTCATGCTTTCCTCCAATTTTATGTAACCTTTTGTATTTATACAACCTTTTGAGCTTCTCCATAATCTCTATCTCTTTCCTCTGAGATTCTACTATCCCAACCAGAAGTTCGTGTAATTCTTGTGAAACCTCTTCGTTCTCGTCTACCAGAGATTTCACCATCATTATAGCCCCTTTATGGTGAGGAATCATCTTAGTTACAAAAGATAACTCATCCTTAACCATATGTTGGCTCATGTTCATATCAAATTCAGCCTTATCCTCAGCCGTTCTTTGGTAAAACTTGGGGTCTATTCTTTTGAATAGCCTCTTTAGCTTACCTGTTTGTGTTTTTCCTCTTTTCAAACCAATCTTTAACATCATTAAATAATTTTAGACGGTTCTCTCGCTTTCTAAAGCCAGTGATACCGGCCAATGCTTTGTAAAGGGTTTGATAATCTAGATTGCCCTTGTCATTTATATATTTGGCTTCCCAGTCAGGAGCCGCAGGTTTATAAAAAGGAGTTATGTATTGCCTCAATAAGCTAAGTAACTAGTAAAAAATACAAACGAAGCTTACCACTATTATTTTAGACATACAATCTTTTTCTTAAAACCTGTAAAAAAAACAATAACAGGACTTAGCTAAGTTTCACCACTTCTTTAACTCCCTTTTATAAGTTTGGGTTGGGAATCCAAAATCCTAAAAATTAATTTAGAGTGGGTTTACCTGATATACATTGCACGGCACCCGTGCGTTTTTCGCTCCGTGGGGGTCGAAGACCGTTGAAACGACATTCAGCCAATTCGTTCCTCATGGGCTGGCTGAATCTCCTTTCAGAACACGGTCTTCTCTCCCCCCTCCACTCATCCGCTCAGTCGTACCTCCTTCGCTCTCCCCTTCTCACCTCTGCGAGCAGATGTGATACAAGCATCCAGCAAGCAGTCAGGGAAGTACATAGCATAAAGCAAGTGTGAACCTATACTTAGAGTAAGGAGCGTTGAACAATGGCTGGAATAAAGAAAGTAATTGTTGAGTTAGTAGCCGTATGGCGTAATACAGTAGAACGACTTTTTGTGAATGGTCAATGGCAGGATAAGACTGATGCTATGGGCAATCGGATTATGTCGGAGTGGATAGTAGCACGCACCACTGATTTCACCGATAAGACCATTGCTTTGCACAAAAAGCACGGGCTTACTGAGGCACGCATAACCAATCTTCAACTAAGTTATCCTAACCTTAAGTCAGTACCCAATGTAGACTATGTCTTCAGAGGCTACAACGACTATAAGGAGGACGGCGAAGTGAAGTTCAGGTATATTACGTTTGCACCACCTGAAACTATGGTTGCTGGCTAATCATTCAGAATCTGTTCAAGGCAAGTCGTTAGGGGAAACAAATAAACCTAATGGCTTGCCTGATGTGATATAGTAGACATACTCTAAGTTTATACTAGTAAAGATTTGAAGTTGATATACCTTATCATACTGAATATTTGCTATTTGGTATCTCTAAGACCATATGGTCCGTGTGAGATGTGAGAATTGTACGGGAGAGTGGTACGT